ATAGCATCTACAGCAATAGCAAATACTGACACAGACCTGCTACTTGTCCCAGGCGGCAAATCTTATGCTGTTTTGACAATTATGGTTTGTAATACAGACACACCAAATCCTGTTCATCAAGAACATGGAATAACAAATTTTGATTTACATCTTGTAGCAAGCGGAGATGCAAAGTCAGATACTAATAAAGTGATTAATTCTTTACAATTACCAGCAGGCGAAACATTTACATTTGATAGTGAAAAGATTGTTTTAGAAGCAGGCGATAAAATTGTAGCACTTGGTGAATCCCCTACAAACTTAGTTGCAACAGTAAGTTTCTTGGAAGTGTAATATGAGATTAATAAAAGCACAAAGTACTAATTTAAGAAGTATACAAGGTACTGGAATTAAATATGATATCAACGGATTTAACCGAATGGGCGGTGAAACAGGCATAGTAGTTCCACTAGGTACTACTGCTCAAAGACCTATATTCCCAGAAAAAGGTGTAATGAGATATAACACAGACCTTGAGGCTTTTGAAATTTATGCAGATGGTGCTTGGGGCGAAGTACGTAAAAAAGAACCAACTGAAATTGTACAACAAAATTTAGGAAACGGTGATGCTAGTGAAACAATATTTGGACCATTAGTAAACGGAGATATTAATTTTCCAGCACCAGCATCAGCAAGAAATTTATTGGTGTTTATTGAAAACGTGTTCCAAATAGCAACAACAAACTATACATTAATCCAAAATCCAGCAGGAAAAGCAGAAGGCTGGTATATATCATTTAGTAGTGCCCCTGACGTAGGCAAGCCGGTTACAGTATTACATAATTTTGATAAATAAAATTACTAGGAGAACAAAGAATGGCATCGTTAAAATCATTACTAGGAAGTAGAAACTTTACTCAAGATGAAGGTAACCTTGAAAAAGGTAGAATTTATGCATATATGAACGGTCAGATGTACAGTAAAATGTGTAATGGCTTTTGTTTCATTGCACCCGGTAACGGTGTAGCAACTATCGATTCATGGGGAGCAGGTGGCTCAGGCGCAAGAATGTGTTGTTGCGGAGGCGGACTACCAGGTAATTCAGCGGCATATACACGTAAGAAACACAGTATGTCCAGCGGACAAAGAGTTTGTGGATGTATTGGTAAATCATGCGGTAATGCTAGTTCATTATGTTTTAGAGGATGTTCAGAACCTACAATGTATTGCTGGTTTAGTTCAGGTAGTAATGGTTGTGTTTGTACACAAGGTGGTAGAGGCGGAACAAGTTTTTGTTCAACTTCTCCAAGTTTATATTGCTGTTATCGTGCAAATGGTTTTTGTGCAACAAACAGAGGACCAAACTGTGGTTTAGTATGTAATCACTGTAGTGGTATGTTCTGTGCAAGATCATTTGGTGGAGAAACTAACTGTTGCGGTATTACATCGTGTGCAAGTTTCTTAGGTTGTTATCCACAGTGTACATGTATGCACTATTATCATGTTTCAGTTCCAGCAGGTATTTTCTCAAAAGAAGGTCTTATGGTAACATATGGCACAGAAGAAAATAATCCATATTCACGTTGGTCAGGAATGGGCGCACACCAATTTAGTTTAGCATTAAATGCGGCAAGTAGAAATCCATCAAGAGGTGTTTATCACGGTAGTTGTTGGATGGGTAACAGAGCATGTCAGTGTTATGAGCAATTAGGTTGTGGTCACTTTGTACCATACGGAACAGGCGGTATGGCGGCTAACCCATGTCCAGGTGTTAGAGATCACGGCTGGCGCGGCGGCGACGGTGCTGTACGTATTAAATTCGTCGAAGGTTAATCTAAAAAAATCAAATAAATACTGTGTCAGGAGAATTAAGTGGCACAAGTAGGTAGAATATCTGGACCGTTATTAACGGCAAATCTAGAACGTCAAGGCAAAGATTTAGACTTTAGAAATCTTCAAGCCAGCACTCCCATAATTAAATTAAAAGTTGATACCAATCGAATTGGTGTCAACACAACGTCTCCTGTATTTGATTTAGATGTTAACAGCACACTAGCAGGTACTTTTTTAACTACTTCATCTTTAAGTCCAGGCAATTTTACTATATCTAACAATGATATAAATGCATTAACTGGATCTATTAATTTTAAAAATGATGTGCGTTCTAGTGGTATTGCTACTCAGCAATTATTGTTTAGAGATAATACTATTAGTTCTTATGTAACTGATGCTGATATAAATCTTTTACCTAATGGAACAGGAACAATAGAATTGCAAGGCGATACTAATGTTACTGGTAACTTAAACGCAACTGGTAACATTACCTTAGACGGTAATATAATTTTTGGTGATAGTACTACAGACAGTGTAACACTAAACGCAGATGTTGCAAGTAATATTATTCCGGATGCAGATAATACCTATAACTTAGGATCAATATCTAATAGATGGGATCAAATTAACTTTGGTACTATGGAAATCCAAACAATACTTGGTAATAGTATATCTCTTGAAAATGGCTTAATAGATATAACTGAACGCCAAGGTAATATTTTTTATGTAGACAAAAACGGTAATGATTCAAATGTAGGAGATCATCCTAACGGTGCATTCCTTACATTAACAAGAGCATTAAGTTTTGCAGATGCAAGTATTCAAGGCCCTGTAGTCATACATTTAGCGCCTGGAGAATACCAAGAAGCATTTCCGTTAACAGTGCCTACAAATGTAACTATTACTGGTGAAGATATTCGTAACACAGTTATAAAACCTACACTAGCAACAAATACAGCAAATGCTTTTTTAGTTGACGGCGAAGTTACAATAGAAAATTTAACAATTAAAGACTTTTACAGTCCGGGATATGCGTTTGCATTCAAAACAAATGCAACAATTACTTCACGTAGTCCTTATATAAGAAATGTATCTGTTATTACAAAAGGTAGTGTAACAAGCATAACTGATCCTAATGGTTACGATCAGGGAGATGCTGGTAAAGGTGTTTTAGTAGACGGAGCAAGTGTAACTAGTTCAAGTCAAGAAGCAAGTATGTTATTCCACAGTGTAACATTTATCACACCGGGCGTTGAAAGTGTTAAGTTAACAAATGGCGTAAGAGTTGAATGGTTAAACAGTTTTGTTTATTTTGCACAACAAGGTATATTACTTGAAAGAGGATCAACAGGACATCTAAGCACCGACGGTTCTACTATACAATATGGTGCTGAAATACGTTGTATTGGTAGTGCAAATGTGTACGGCGAATTTGGAATAAAAGCAGACGGCGCAGGCACAAATGCATACTTGGTAAATCATAATTTTACCTATATAGGTACAGGCAAAAGCACAGCAAATGACGATACACTATCAATACATGCAAATGAAGTTGTAGAAATAAATTCAGGCAGAGTAAATTATACAACTGTAGATGAACAAGGAAATTTTAGAGTTGGTACTGCACTTTTTGTAAATCAAGATACAGGCAAAACTGAAATACAATCTGCAAGTATTGATTTTAGTAACACAGATTCATTAACTATAGTAACAGGAGGTTCAACAGTAACCATAGATGATACTAGAGTTAGAACAGATTTTATAAGATTAAGAGATAATAAACTTGAAACCTTAGTTGGCAATTTAAAAATAAATTCAGCATTAAACACAGTTAATATTAATGCAAATACAAATATTACAGGTAATTTAGATACTACAGGAAACACAACTATAACAGGATCGTTGGTTAGTTTAGGTGACGCAGACACAGATAATATTAGTTTCAATAGTGATGTAACATCAGGCATGACGCCGAATGTAAATTCTGCTTATGATCTAGGATCAACAACAAAAAGTTGGAGGACTGTGTTTGCTGAAAAATTAACAACTGATGTATTTGACGTAGAAGGTAATAGATTTACAACAAAAGATTCTAATGCAGATTTAGTATTAGAAGCAAGCGGAACTGGTAAAGTAAATTTTGGTAATTTAATAATAGACGGAACTTTTACCCAAACAGATGTTAGTACATTAGACAGCGGCGATGTAAACTCTGATGCTATTGTTACAGATAATATTAATATTAGTTTAAACAGTACTTTAAATAATGTAACTACTCCTACATTAAATGCAAACGGTGTTGCAAATTTTGATAGTGTAGGATTTGTAGGAAATAGAATTACTACAAACGAGAGTGATGCAAATTTAGAGTTACAACCATCAGGCACTGGTATAGTTAGAATACCTGGCAATGTTCTTGTTGAAAATACAATTATGGCGCCAACTGCAAACTATAGTTTTGCAAGTGCTACTATGACAACAACAAGTGGTGAAAACCTTGTTACTGATAATTTAAATTTAGAACAAATGATCACAGGTGATATTTTATTTGAAGGTAATGTAATCACTACAAGAAGTTCTAATACCGACTTAGAATTTAGATCGACAGGAACAGGCACTGTAGATATACAAGAAAATGTTGAAGTAGGACAAAACATTTCTGTTAATACTATTTCAGGAGTTGCTCCTAATATTACTGCAACTGACATTACAGCAAACTTTGCAACTATAAACACATTCTTTAGTGCTCAATCTGCTATAGTTGGTTCTATTAGTTTAGCAGGTAATAGAATACAAACTATTGAAAGTAATGCGGATTTAGAGTTTGATGCAAGCGGAACAGGCCAAATTATACTAGACGAAAATGTTATAATACCAAATCTTACTGTAGACGGAAATACAAATATTACTATTTCTACTGCACCTTCTGCTACATTTGATAATGCTACAATTACAAATAACGTTATTGCTCCTAGTAGTATTACTATAGAAGGTGTACAAATTTTTGGAAACAAAATACAAACAAAATCTTCTAACAGTGATTTAGATTTACGTGCAAGCGGAACTGGTGCTATACGTTTTAAAGAAGATACAAATATATCTCAAAATTTAACAGTAAATGGTACACTTACTGCATACAATATTGGTATAGACGGAGATGTTGATCTTAATGAATTAGAAACAGACGGAAATATAGAATTTAATGACAATTATGTAACAACAACAGCATCAAACAGTGACTTAGAACTACGAACATCAGGATCTGGATTTATAGACTTACAAGGTATAAAAATAAGAGACAATGTAATACAAACAACTTCCGCAGATATTTTACTTGATCCTACTGATGTTCTTGAAGTTAATGGAACAGGAAGTGTTGTTTTACCAAATAGTACTGTGTCAGGATCTCCAGACCCAGAATACAACAATGGCGCTTTTAGTAATGTTACAGGCGACGGTAGTGATTTCTTTAAACGTGAAGTTACAGTTAACGGTGTAAGAATTGTAGCGGCAGGCACAGTTGGAGGGCAAACAGCAGTTCCTGATTCGTTTGTTGAAAAAGTAGCACGTATGTTTGAATTATTCTTAGATAAGGATGCCACAGGCATTAATGAATCTGCACAAAGAACTGTAATTAAAACATTAAGTGGAGATGCAGGCACATATCATGCGGCAGTTGGACCAACACTACAACGAGTAGCAAGAGGTGCTGGCGCAGATTATACTCCAAACTTCTTAACTGATGCAGGTATTGCTTCTTATAACTTGTCACCACTATTTGATAGTCACGTTGCCAATGATATGGTTTGGTATCTAAACTCAACTGGTGATGCCCCTGGAGACGGCGACAATGATGCACAAGAAGTAATTGAACACGTATTTCATACATTACATATGCACGGTCTTGACGCAGTATCATTAAAAATGTATCCTTATATTAGTGCAGACTGGGCAACTGGTCCATTGTATGCGGCTATGGAAGAAGCATACGATGCAGGCAAATGGGATTCATCAGGATATGGTGGAAACGCTTGGAAGACTGATGGAGATGCATTTGAAGTAGCGGCTAAAGAATATTTGTTCCTGTTAAACTTTGGTATGTTTGAATACTCAAGTCTATGGGATGGTGGAAGTCTTAGTCCTGAATGGACAGACGATATGCGTACACAATCCGGCATACAAGCAAATAATCCATTAGGCTATGCATTACACAATACATATATTGCTCCTGTTATTAGTAAGCCTTCGTTGACAACAATTAGAACTATATTCCAAGACGGTGACGTAGGCGATCCAACAGTTGCAGGTGCATCAGGATATGTAGTAGACAACTACACTCCGGTATTTTCAAATAATATTGGTGCTGTGCAATATAATTCAGATGTTAATCAAATAGTAGGATTTACAAATTCTGTAAAAAGAGTATTAGGTCCCGGATTATATAGTGATGATTTACAAACATTTGTTAATCCAAAACCCGACAACACAATAGAATTTATCGCACAAGGTATTAATAGTATGACAACATCTTATGGCGCAACTACAATGGATCGTATTGAATTGAGTGGTATAGACATTGATGGAAATACATTATCTACAAATATTACAAACAGTGATTTGATACTTTTACCAGAAACAGGACAAGGCAAAGCACAGTTTGAAGATTTGCACGTACTTGATAGCACAATTACTAATACATCGGGTGGCGCGGCAAGTATAGGATACACAGACAACGGATATATTAAATTCAATCAAACTAGTGGAATGAGAATACCTGCAGGAACAACAGGACAACGAATAGCAACTCCTGAAGTTGGCACAACACGATGGAATCTTGCTTTAGGAAACTTAGAAGTGTACGGAGTTACTGGTTGGACAGATGCTTCAGGATCTGGAGCCACAGTTAGTGCCGCTGAAATGGACGAGATAATGAATGAATTTATTCTTATCTTTGGTTAACTAAGTCATTATATTATCTACATTCACATAAATACAATATAACAAAAGAATCAGACCTAAAATTCTTTTGTTATTAATACTGTGGTCAACCCGCAATGCAAGGTGGTTGGAGGGACAAGATCCCCGTGTTAAGGAGTAGAGATGGCAATAGGTCGCATATCCGGTCCGCTCTTAAAGTCAAATCTCATTAGAAATGGGATAGACCTGGCTTTTGAGACAGACCTTTTATACTTAGATGTAACTAACAATCGCATCGGTATTAATACAGCAACTCCAGAACACGATCTAGACGTTAACGGTACTATTAGAACTACAAATTTGTTGTTAGACAAACTAACAGCAGGTAGTATTACGATTGAAAATAATGATATTACAAGTAGCACAGGAACTATTGATTTAGGTACTGCTGATCAAGTTGTATATCAAAATAAACTTGTAGTTGATAGTTTTGAAATTAACGACAATACAATTAGAACAACAGATTCAAATGCAAACTTAGAACTAGATCCAAGTGGTACAGGAACTATTGAATTACTTGCAAATACTAACGTATCAGGAAATTTACATGCAACTGGTAATATTAGTGCAGACGGAGACATTGTACTTGGTGATGCAGATACTGACAGTATTAATTTTAATGCAGAGATTGCAAGTAATATTATTCCAGACGGAGGCGGATCATTTACATTAGGCGAGGCTGGAAAAACATGGAGTACTGTATTTGCAAATACAGTAGACGGCCAAACTATAAATGCAAATCAAGTTAATATTGCAGGTATAAATTTAAATACAAGACATGCTAATACTTTATATGTTAGTGAAAACGGTAGTAATAATAACGCTGGTAATCATCCACAATCGCCTTATCAAACTGTTGAAAAAGCATTACAAAATGCTACTTCAGGAGACACAATCCACATTTATCCAGGCGAATATCAAGAAAGACTTCCTCTAGTAGTTCCTGTAGGAGTTACAGTTAAAGGCCATAGTATGAGAAGTGTAACTATCAAACCTGATAGTGTTGACTCAGAAGATGTATTTCATCTCAATGGCGAAACAACTGTTGAAGATTTAACAATCAAAGATTTTTACTATAACAGCGGAACTAATGTAGGACATGCATTTAGATTTGCACCTAGTTTTAAAGTAACATCACGCAGTCCTTACATTAGAAACATAACTGTTATTACAAAAGGTAGTGTAACAAATGCTAGTGATCCAAGAGGATTTAATCAAGGTGATGCAGGTAAAGGTGCATACTTAGATGGTAGTGTTGCACATGCAGATTCAAAAGAAGCAAGTTGCTTATTCCATGCAACAACTTTCATTACTCCAGGCGTTGATGCATTAACATTTACAAATGGTGTTAGAATAGAATGGCTAAACTCATTTACGTATTTTGCTAATAGAGGGTTTTATGCTGTTAACGGATCAACTGGTTTAAAAGGATCAGGAGAAACAGAATTTAGAGTAAGTGACGTAGACGGATCATTTAGTGCTGGAGAAACTTTTGCAGTAAACAGTATTGACGGAAGTACTGTTATTGCTAGTGGCACTATTGATAGAGTTGATGCTGATGATAAATTTTATATTTCAGGCAACGTATCAGGTATAACAGAAGCAACAACACGTACTGCAAAAACAATTAAATTTAACGGCAATGCAAAATTACAAACTGGTAATAAAAAGTTTGGATCTGCAAGTGCAAATTTAGATGGAATAAACAGTTATCTAAGTGTAGGTGCTAATGACGATTTTGGATTTGGTACAGATGATTTTACATTAGAAGCATGGATTTACGCGGCATCTACTACAGGTGAGCAACCAATTTATGATCTACGTGCAGGAATTGCAACAGATACTGCACCTTACTTTTACTTAGATGGTACAACCTTAAAATACCAAGTCGGTAATGCTACTCCTGTAATAAGTGGCGGCACTATTACAGTTAATACATGGCACCACGTTGCTGTAAGTAAAATTAGTACAGGTACACGCATGTACTTGGACGGTAATCAAGTAGGTAGTACATATGTAGATAATAATGATTACGGTTTTACAAAACCTGTGTTTATAGGTGCTAATTTTGATCTAGCAAATTATTTTACAGGTAATATTGATGATGTTAGAATTAGTAACAGTGCAAGATATTTAGATACAACATATACTGTTCCTACAATGCAAATTACTGGCGATAGTAATTGTGTACTATTAACACATTTAGATGGTGCAAATAATGCAACCACAGTTGAAGAAGATATTAAGGTAAAACAAAACTTAACATTTAGTGGCGGAGCAACTGCTAACTTTATTGACTTATATAATACAACTGACTTTGGTGGCGAACTAAGATCAATAGGCTCAGCAAACGTTTATGGTAACAAAGGTGCAGTAGGCGACGGTACTGGTGTTATTATGTATCTAATAGGACATAACTTTGCATATATTGGTAATGGTAAAGAAGTTACTAATGACGAAACTACAGTAGTACAAGCAAACGAAGTTGAAGAATTAAACAATGCAAAAGTAAGATTTACAAGTGTTGACCACAAAGGTGATTTTAGAGTTGGTGATAATTTTTATGTTAATCAAGAAACAGGCGAAGTTGTATTTGATGCTGTTAACTTAAACATTACAACACCAGATGGTATTACATTTGGCACCGGCGGCAATGTAACATTTATTGATGGAACAAAAATTGAAACAGGCGATTTTAGATTAAGTGGAAACACTATTGAAACGCTTACACAAAACTTTGTTATTGATAGTGCAACAAATATAGTTGACATTGAAGCAGATACTAATATTACAGGAAATTTAAGTGTTACTGGTAATTTTACACTAGGTGGTAATATTACAATAGGTGATGCAGATACTGATAGTGTTGAATTTGCTTCAGATATAAACAGTGATATTTTACCAAACACTGACAATACTTTTGATTTAGGTAGTACAAGCAAACGCTGGAAAAACATTTACACTAACAATTTTGACAACGGCAATTTAAAAATTGAAGGTAATAAAATATCAACACAAGATAGTGATAGTGATTTAGAACTAGTTGCATCAGGCACAGGATCAGTTACTGTTCCTAATAACAATGTTGAGATTACAGGAACGTTTACGGCAAACGACACTGCTACATTTAACAATACTGTTACAGTAAATAATGATTTAAATGTTACAGGAGATTTAAATGCTCTTGGAAGTATTACAATTAGTGCTGATCTTACAGTAGAAGACGGTCTTACTGTTAATGGTAATACACAATTAGAAAATATTAATATTGCTGGTAATAAAATACAAACTACTGAATCAAACAGTGACTTAGAATTAGATGCCGCAGGCACAGGAAGAGTAGTATTTCCAAATGCAGATTTAGAAGTTGGTGGAGATATTGTTGTTAATGGGTCTGCACAATATGCAAATTTAAGTGCAAGTGGAACTATTACTGCTGATACAGTTACAGTAAACACAGCAACTATTAACGGTCAATTAAACTTAGAAGATATTGAAATTAATGACAACTATATTACAACTACAGAATCTAACAGTAACTTAGAATTACGTGCAAGTGGTACAGGTAAAGTTGTATTTCCTGATAATGATGTTAATATTACAGGAGACTTAGATGTTACAGGAACAGTATCATTTAACACATTATCTGGTAATGTTTACACAACAAATAGTTTGACAGTAAATGAAGAATTAACCATTAATGGACAAGTACAATTTGAAGATATCGAAATTAATGACAACTATATTACTACAACATTATCTGATAGTGATTTAGAATTACGTGCTAACGGAACTGGACAAATTGTATTTAGAAACAATACAAATGCTACAGGCAATTTAACTGTTGACGGAATTACAACATTCACAGGATCTGTTACAGGAACAACAGCAACGTTTGACGATGTAATTATTAATAATAATATGACTGTACAAGGTCAAATTAATTTTGATAACATACAAATTAATGATAATTTTATTACAACAACAGAATCAGACAGTGACTTAGAACTACAAGCAAATGGTGCAGGAAATGTTATTATTCCTAGTAACAATGTTGTTGTTGAAAAAGATTTAACTGTACAAGGTGTGCTAAATGCAGATAACTTAGATGCACTAGGTAGAGTAACAGCAAATAGTTTTAGCACTGGTGATATTTTAATCGATGATAATTTTATTACAACAACACAATCTAACAGTGATTTAGAATTAAGAGCAAATGGTACTGGTAACGTAACATTAGATGATATAAAATTTAACAACAATATCATAAGCAGTACAGCAGATATGGTATTGAATCCAGGCAGTGGTATACTTGAAATTGATAGTGTTGATAGTATGATACTTCCAAACGGTACAACTGCACAGCGTAACACTTCTGCACAAACTGGTATGCTACGCTATAACACAACTACTAACAATTTTGAAGGATATAATGGTTCTTGGGTAATATTAGATGGTGGATTACAAGATAATGATGGTGATACAAAGATTACACCAGAACTAACACCTGGTGCAAATGACAATGTAATTAGATTCTACAATGCAGGAGCATTGACAGCAGATCTTACAAGTCAAAGATTTAGTACCAATAAACTAATTGTTGATGATATCGAAATCGACGGCAATGAGATAAAAACGATAACTACTAACACAGACTTAGTGTTGTCAGGAAACGGTACAGGTGGTATTCTATTAGATCACTTTAAATTTAACGGTTCTACAATCACAAACACTGTGTCAGATGCTATTACAATATTTGACTCTACAGCAACAGGATATTATAAATTTGCTGGAACCGGTGGTGTTGTAATACCAACAGGTAATAATGTTCAAAGACCTACACCGATTAATGCTGAAGAAGGCATGATGAGGTACAACAATGAAGACGATCGTGTTGAGATCTTTGACGGAACAAACTGGGTTAGTGTTGCAGGGTCAAGCGGCGGAATAAGTAGAAATGATGCGGAAGGTATCGCACTAGAATTTGTATTAGTATTAGGATAAACATATGGCAACGTTTTTTAGAACAAGAGTAATTAAAGATATAGGAACACAAAAGATTGTGGTGTTTGAAGTACCAAGTGCAACTAACGCAACAGTAATTGGACTTAACTTAGCAAATACTACAGACTTTGCAGTGCAAGGAAGTATTTTGATAAAAGATGACACGAGTGTAGAAGGATTTTATGTCAAGGATGTAATGATTCCACCACAAACGGCATTTAAAGCAATGATTGGCGGCGAAAAGATTATTTTGCCAACATCACATCAATTAATAGTACAGTCAAGTGCAACTGATAGCATAGATGCTATTATTAGTTATGTGGATATTCAATAAGGAGAAGTAAATGAGTCAATATGCAGGAAATGATATAACAAGCGTAACTGGAAACATTGATGGTAGATTCATGTATGCTTTACGTAGAACAGATCAAGGCGAATTATTTTTCACAAAAATTGATCAAATGGACAACAATGCTTCAATTCAAATTAATAAACCTGGTGATCCAGAACAAAATTATAATGACTTTGAACAAGGTATAGACTTCTACGAAGGTAGAGATCAAAATCATGAAATTGTATATCCAAATTTAAACTACGAACAATTACGTTGGGACAATAGACATATTAATTATTATGTTAATGATGACGGAGAATTTGTACTTAAATTTAACGAGCCACATACATATTCTTCTGATGTTAGTAGTGACGGACTTACAGAGTATAATAAAAACTTTTATCAAGTTACTGTTGCATCAGGAACTAATCAATACGGAACAGGAAATAAATTTCACTTTAACGGAATTACAAGTCCTACACTTAATTTATATGAAGGACAAACTTACACATTTGGACAAAGTTCAACAACAAATAATACACATCCGTTAAGATTATCAACAACTCCAAATGGAATACACGGTGGTGGTGTAGAATATACAACTGGAGTTACAATATTAGGTGTGCCAGGTATCGAAGGTAGTTATGTTAAGTTTAAAGTGCCAACTAACGCACCAACTTTATATTACTATTGTGTTAATCATTCGGGCATGGGCGGACAAATAAATACACTTACATAATTAGTGAACAGGAAAAACAATGGCAGAATTTAGAATTGATAGAATTAGATTTAACTGGAAAGGTGTTTGGGCCGGTGCAACACCATATAGAAAAGATGATGTTATAAGTTACGGTGGTAAAGTATTTGTTGCTTTAACTGGACATACTTCAAGCGCAGACTTTAATACAGATTTAGACTTTCTTGTAGCAGGTGAATCTACTCCTAAATGGGAGCAAATGGGAGACGGACGTCAGTGGAAGGGCGAGTGGCAACCAGAAGAATTCTACAAAGTAAATGATGTAGTCAAATACAGAGGTATACTTTATAACTGTATTGATAGCCATACTAGTGCATCTACAATTACATTAGGTCTTGAAAATGATGAAGCCAAATGGGGACCTTTTGCAAAAGGTAATAACTATCTTGCAACATGGACTGCTAGTACAGTATATAAAAAGAATGATTTAATAAAATACGGCGGCACTATGTATGTATGTGTAGTTGATCACACAAGTAACACTGTAGTAAATGGATTAGAAAACGACCAAGAAAAATGGGCAACTTATACTAGAAGTGATAATTGGTTAAATGTTTGGTTAGAAAATACTAGATATAAACCAGATGATATTGTTCGTTATGGCGGCAATGTATACAGATGTGTTGTAGGTCACACAAGTAATGATAATATTAGAGAAGGAATAGGATCTGATTTAGGTGATGATAGTACTGCGGCAAAATGGGAATTGGTACTAGAAGGAATTGAATACAAAGGCGATTGGGATGGCTCACAATGGTATAAAACTAATGACATTGTAAGATATGGTCCAAATCTATATATTGCAAAACGAGGAATGAGTGGTACAGATAGTTTTGATGATGATAATGACTGGGATGTTTGGCTACCAGGATTAGGATTTGAAGAAGTTTGGAGCCCTAATGAAGTTTATCAGCCAGGTGATTTAGTTCAATATGGTGGCTATACTTACACAGCATTAACAATTAATATTGGTTCTAATCCTAGTGCATTTGGTCTAGAGCAAGACGCCTCTGGCGCAGACTGGGAAGTTCTAGTTCGAGGCTATGAAATGAAAGGTGAATGGAGTATAGATAATCCATATAAACCAGGAAGTGTTGTAAGAAAAGGTGGTTACTTGTATGAAGCACTCGTAAATATTCTTCCAGTTGAATTAGTTGAACCCGGTGATCCTGATACTGATACATCAGCAAGTTGGAAGTTAATTAAAACTGGAATTGCTTGGAAAGGCGAATGGAAAGAAAGTGGAACTAATGATTTAGGTGATAGTACATCTAGAATATATTATCCAGGCGAAGTTGTAATGGACGAAAGCGAAACATATATTTGTAAAACACAACATTACAGTGATCTATTTGAAGCAAGGCCAAGAATTGATGCTGAAACTACTGCTGGTAATGATTACTATTGGACAAAATATGCAGGTAATAATGAAACTAGTGCTGAAAATAACGTACTACGTTATAGAGGTGATATTAGAACTTATTCAACTAAAGACGATGGTAGTACAGCAGGTACATCAAGACTAGCAATTGGTCCATCAGGCGAACTTTTAAAAGTTGATGAAGATACTACTCTTAAATATGATACATTATTTGAAATTAATAAAGTATGGTACGTAAGTCCTTACGGAGAAGATCTTCCAACTAATGGATTAAATCCAGCAAAACCATTTAAAACTATAAAATATGCTTGTCAAATTTTACAAGGTAATTTAGCAGAAAGAGTTCCTGCTACAATATTTGTAGCAACAGGAGTTTATAAAGAATTACTTCCTATTGTTATTCCTAGAGATACAGCAGTAGTTGGAGACGAATTAAGATCAACAGTTATTATGCCAGCAGATGGTTATGAACTAGACGATATGTTTTATATGCATAACGGTAGTGGATTACGAAACTGTACACTACAGGGATTAACAGGTACACTAGGTGCACCTAACGATAATCTAACAAGAAGACCAACAGCAGGTGCTTATGTTTCGTTAGATCCTGCAAACGGAGATGTTGCGGCAACATATGCACACATTACAACTAAATCTCCATACGTACAAAATGTAACTACATTCGGAACAGGATGTATTGGAATGAAGGTTGACGGAGATTTACATAATGATGGAAACAAATCTATTGTTGCTAATGACTTTACACAGATTCTAAGTGATGGTATTGGGTATTGGGCTAATGGCGATGGTAAATCAGAACTTGTGTCAGTGTTTACATATTACTGTCATATTGGTTATCTAGCAACAGATGGTGGTAAAGTCAGAGCACTAAATGGTAACAACTCATATGGTGATTACGGATCAGTTGCAGAAGGCTTTGATGTTGACGAAGTACCAATTTCTGGATCAGTTAATAACAGAAGTCTACCAGCACAAATTGCTCAAACATATACTGATAATGACAAAGTTTTTGGAGTTGCATACACACATGCAGGTGAACAATACACAAATGCACAAATGACAATTGGTGGCAACGGTCAAGGTGCTGTAGCAACTTTTAATGAATTTAGAAACGGCGCAGTAAAACAAATATTTGTTACAGAAGAAGATTCAAACTTTATTGGTGGTAGTAACTATCTGTTTAAAGCAAATAAAGCACAAATTGGAACTACAACTTCATTGACCCTTAGTGGAGCAGAAACTGCAGATGCAGACGATTATGTTGGACAACGATTGTTTATATACGCAGGTAAAGGTGCAGGTCAATACGCTAAAATTAGTTCCTACCAACCATTAAACAAAGTTGCACAAGTTGTAAAAGAACTTAACGGAGAACCAGGTTGGGAACATGTAACAGGAGCACCAATACAATCAAGTTTAAATGATACTAGTCGTTATTATATTGAACCGAGAGCAGAAATAGCAGAGCCAAACTATCAAGTCGAAAGCGTAGGATTAGGAAGTAGTTCAACGTGGCGTGATATTCAAAGAGGTACGTATAGTTCTAGTGATATATGGATAACTGCACACGATGACGGTATAGCAGTAAGTACAGACGGAAACGGATTTTCTTTTACTGGAAGATCAGCCAAAGGGGGCTATGTTGCAATAGCAAATGGAAACTTATGTACAATGAATCCAAGTACAGCAGTTGGCACTGGGTCATTTAGTAACGATGGCGGCCAAACTTGGACTGATACAACACTGGGTACTGGAGATATCGGTACTATAACAGCACTAGCAGGTCAAGACAACGGCGGCGCAGTAATAGGTACACTAACAGGAGCATCAGCAACAACAACCATACTTAGATCAACAGATAGTGGTAATAGTTGGGGAACAACTACGTTGCCTACAAGTGAAAACTGGAGCACCTGTGCATACGGTGATGGAGTTTTTGTAGCATTAGCAGGTAATGTTACTACTGCAAGTAATCAAGCAGTATATTCAACAGACAACGGTAATAGTTGGACAGCAACGACTCTTCCAGCATCAAGTGCATGGTCAAGTGTAACCTGGGGCAAGGATAGATTTGTAGCAACTACAGCAAAAACTGATAGTAGTGTAGCAGAAACAGCAGTAAGTCATGATGGTATAACTTGGGTTGCAGGAAGTATGGAACCAGGTGAATGGACTGGCATAGGATATGCACAAGGAACATTTTGTGCTGTGAAAAGTGATACAGGATCCGAATCAGATGTTATTGCATTTAGTAGAGATGGATATCATTGGAGAACAAAATTATTACCAGCAGGATTTGAAACTAGGGCAGGTGTTGCAGGCGCAAGTACAGAAAGTAAATGGATCGTTGTAACAAGTAACCAAGGTGATGCTAATAAAATTACATATGGTACACAAGCATTAGGTCGTGCTGTTGTAAGCAGTGGACGTATTGGTTCGTTTACATTACACGAGCCGGGTGCAGGTTATACAACTGACCCTGTTGTGACAGTGCATGATAATACAAACACATTAGATGTTACAACTAGAGCAGAAACAGCAAACGGTGTATTACCACAACCAACTATGACTAATAAAGGAGTTGGCTACTTTAGATCAACTGCTGAAGTCACTGCAGGTGACGGATATGCTGAAATACTACAAATTGCAGATACTTTAATTGTAGAAAATGTAAGTAAACTTCCTGGACCGGGCGATAATATTAGTATTGACGGTATTGATGGTGTAACATATTTTGTTGTTAAAATACTTACAAGTTCAGGAGTACTAGGAGCATATAATTTAAAACTACAAATTAGTCCAAACTTAGGTAGACAAGAAGCACCAGTACATGGTGAAAATATTGTTATTAGACAACAGTACAGTCAAATTAGATTAACAGGACATGATTTCCTAGATATTGGTACAGGTAACTTTTCAAGCACAGCATATCCTGGACTATATGTATTTGGATACAATCCAGATGAAAATGCAGAACCAAAACAGTTCCAAGAAGTTAGTCAATTCAATGGCGGGCGTGTATTCTATACAAGTACGGACCAGGATGGTAACTTTAGAGTTGGTGAACTATTTGAAGTTGAACAGGCAACAGGTACAATTAGTATTAATGCTAGTTTCTTTGAATTAGATGGACTAGAAGAACTTAGACTTGGTGGTGTTGTACTTGGTGGTACAGGTGCTGTGATTAGAGAATTTAGTACAGATCCAACGTTTGCGGCCAATAGTAATAATATTGTACCAACACAAAGAGCAATCGGCAAATATGTACAATCAAGAGTATCATCAGGTGGTTCAGATCTTAAAGTGAACAGATTAAATGCTGGTGATATTAGTTTTGAAGGTAATAGAATCTTTAAAGTATTAGGTGGAGGCATTGATATTAATGTTGCCGCTAATATTACAGGCAACGTATCGGGTGATATGGCGGCACAAGCATACTTCCAGTCTGGAGCATCAGTTCCTGAAGGCGGACCAGGATTTGGCGATGATTAAAGATAATGATAAATATAAAGTATACGGTGGAGTAACCAATGGCAGAATTTAAACTAGGTAGAATCAGATTTATTTGGAAAGACGAATGGTCTGAAGCAACCACTTACTACAAAGACGATGTAGTGCGTTACGGTGGTAAGACATTTATGTGTGTAGTAGGACACATTTCGCAAACTGACTTTATGTTGGATCTAAACGATTCTACAGCAAAGTGGCAACAATTTGCAGATGGTCAAACTTGGAGAGGCGATTGGGCAACAGGCACTGTTTACAAAATTAACGATATTGTAAAATATGGCGGACAACTTTATATTGCAAACACAGGACACATTTCAGACGCTAGTGCCATTGGCGGATTGGAAAGTAATCTAGGCGATGATAGTACTGCGGCATATTGGGATTTATTTGGTGAAGGGTTTGATTACAAAGGTGATTGGGCAATTAATACACGCTATAAAGTTAATGATATCGTTAAGTACGGCGCTCGTGTTTATATTTGTAAAACATACCATGTTAGTTCACCGAACACAACATCAGGATTAGAACTAAATCAATCAGCATGGGATATTATTAGTGAAGGATTTGATTGGAGAACAGATTGGACTGTTGGTACACGTTATATAGTTGGAGATTTAGTTAAGTATGGTGGACAAGTTTATTCTTGTAATACTGGACATACTTCAGCGGCAACGACTGTTCTTGGTCTTGAAGCCGATCAAGCAAAATGGGATTACTTCCATAAAGGTATTGAATACTTAGGTGAATGGGCAAGTGCTTATAGATATAAAATTAACGATGTTGTAAAAGATTCAGGCGGACTTTGGATTTGTACAACGTATCATACATCAAGTGTTGCAGTAGACTTAAGATCAGACGAAGCAAACTGGGCACAGTTTATTCCAGGATTAGAATTTGAAGATAGTTGGGGAGCATATTCATTATACCAACCAGGTGACATTGTTACTTATGGTGGTTACACTTATGTTTCAAAAACAAATAACTCAGAGAAAAAACCAAACGAAGCACCAAACGATTGGGACGTATTTGCAACTGGCTTTAACTTAAGAGGCGACTACGGTGATGACTCTGCAAGTCAAGATTACTTAACAGGTGATGTTGTAAGAGTAGGTGGATTTACATATCTTGCTATAGCAAATTCAAATGGCGTTCGTCCACCAAACACAACATATTGGGAAAAATTAAACGAAGGTGCTAACTGGAGAAACACTTGGACTGACGCAACATACTATGACTTAGGTGATACAGTTCAACAAGGTGTTAACAGTTACATTGCAGTACAATCACATACATCAAGTAATTCAGTAAATGATCCAGCAACTGATACAGCAGGAGCATTTTGGAACTTCTTTAGTGGTGGTGCTGAATCTGGAAACTTAACAACTACAGGTGATATTGTTTATTACGGTGGTTCAGGACCTGCAAGATTACCAGTTGGTAAACCGGGTCAGGTATTAAAAGTTAATGATGCGGCAACTGCTCCTGAATGGACATACTTTGGTCAAATTAACCATGTATGGTTTGTTGATACAGGTGCTGGTGTAGATGCACCGGCTCCAGATAGAGGTATTACATTAGATAGACCATTTAAAACAGTTCGTTATGCAACTGAACAAATTAGAGACGGTGGTGTAAATCAACCAGATCGTATTTTAATCGAAGCAAATAGATCATTCTTACAAGCAGAAGTTACAGAATGGATTGATTATCAAATTGCAAATGCTATTTCGCCATTTACTGGTTCATTTACATATGATAAAGCAAAATGTTTAAGAGACACAGGTCAAATTATTGATGCTATTGCTTGGGATTTGTCACATGGTGGTAATGTTAGAACGAGATTATCAGCACTTTCATACTTCCAACCGGGCGGTGCAAGTTACATTGCAGGACAAACAGGTGAAACTGTTGCGGCAATTAATTACTTAAAAAGTATTATGCCAAACATTCTTGCAAAAACAGATCCAGCGGCAAATTATCAAACACTAAACAGTGTTGCAAGTCCAATTACACAGCAAAAGTTATCAGCATATGAAGAAACAACTGGAGCAATTACAACTATTAATGGATTACTTCCAATTATTACAGATGCTATTACAGCAGGTGTTATTACTGGTATTCCAGCAGAACTACATGCACAAAAAACAATATTTGTTAAGACTGGACAATACAACGAAGTACTTCCAATTATTATTCCAGAAGATGTTGCTATAGTTGGTGACGAACTACGTTCAACAAGAATTTCGCCTGCACCAAGTTTAACTGATGCGGCTGACGTTGCAAAAAGTATTGCGGCACTAACAAGAGTAAGTGCAGTAGTAAGTAACATTGTACAAAACGTAGCAATTACAAAATCTACAGGTAATACTGATACACAAGTAACTACAAGACCAGCAGGTAGTGCTAGTGCAGGTACAGCGGCAGAAAACTTATTTAGAGAAATTTATGACTACATTGATTGGGGCATTAATGGTGCTTCTGGAGATAGTACAGAGCCTACAACCAGAGGCGTAAACAATCCAGAAACATCAACAGGTTACACATACGCAGTAGAAACATTAGAAGCAAATAGAGATTTTATTATTGCAGAAGTACACGCTTATATTGCAGTAACTTATCCAAGTTATACATATACACTAGCGGCTTGTGCAAGAGATATGAATGCATATATTGATGCTGTCAAACATGATTTAATTTACTCAGGTAATTATAGATCATTATTAGCGGCAAAATATTATGTACACTCAGTAGAAGGTTGTTTATTAAAAGACATGTTCTATGCACGTAATGGTACAGGTATAAGAAACTGTACTCTTACAGGATTAACAGGAACACTAAGTGGTGCAAATGCATACGGAACTAAACGTCCAACATCAGGTGCTTACGTTTCACTAGATCCAGGTTGGGGACCAGCACATACTGATGCATGGATTACTAACAAATCACCTTATGTACAAAACGTAACTACATTCGGTACAGCATGTATTGGATTAAAAGTAGATGGTGACTTACATGATGGCGGTAATGATTCAATTGTTGCCAACGACTTTACACAAATTTTAAGTGACGGTATTGGTTATTGGGTTACAAACTTAGGTAGATCAGAACTTGTATCAGTGTTTACATACTACAACCACATTGGTTACCTTGCAGAAAACGGTGGTAAGATTCGTGCTACAAACGGCAACAACTCTTACGGTGATTTTGGATCAGTTGCAGAAGGCATTGACTCTACAGAAACTCCAGTATTAGGTGAAGTTGATAACCAACAATTAGAAGCACAAATTGCAAATGTTGTTACAGATGGTGCAAATGAAATACTACAATTAGAATACGGAAATGCAGGTACAGGATATACTACAGAAGCAACAAGTGCAATCCTTACAGTTGACACAATTATTAACAATGACCCAGACAGAACTACTGGTACATACAAAGGTATTACAGGTTCGACTTCAGGAAGTGGTACTGGACAAGAATTTGATATTCAAGTAACAGCAGTAGGTGGTGTCGAAGTTACAGTAATTAAAGGTGGTACTGGACACGCACCAAATGATGTTATTACAATTAGTGATAGTTTAGTAGGTGGTGGTGGAGCCGCAGATGTAACATTCCAAGTTGACACAATTGGCGCGGCAACACGATATACACTAGCAGGTGAAGGCTTTGGAGCGGCAGTTGACACAGTAACAGTTAGAAACGGTGCAGTATTTGAAGTACAGTTAGAAGAAGATTCAACTGTTTATGGTGGTGATGGCTTTGTTACTATTGCCTCAAATGCACAGTCTGGTAATGCTACACAAATTACACTAGCGGCAACAGATGTTAATCCAACTGGTACATATAATGGTATGATGATTTATATTGTAAGTGGACTAGGTGCAGGACAATTTGGTGTTATTGGATCATACGATGCGTCAACAAAAATTGCAACTATTACAAAAGAATCAAATGGTAGTGCAGGCTTCGAACATATTAAAGGTTCAGCGATTGCAACAACACTAGATGCAACAACATCATATGACATTACTCCAAGAGTAATTTTCAGTGAGCCTTCAAGCGGTACACGAGCAAGAGGTAGAGCAAGAGTAGCAGATGAAAAAGTTGTTGAGGTTAAAATTATTGAGCCAGGTAGCGGTTACACAAGCGCACCGTCAATGACATTAATTGATCCAAGTCATACTATCGAAGTTCCGCATACAGTAAGAATTGGTAACGGAGTACTAGGACAACCAACATACTCAAATAGAGGTACAGGGTTTATTACAGCAAGTGCTGAAGTTGTTGGTGATGGTCTCGCAGATATTAGACAACTTGGTACAAAAATTAGAGTTGATGGACTTGATAGCATTCCACAAAAAGGTGCTAACGTTGAATTTGCAAGTTTGCCGAATAGATGGTTTAAACTTGTAAGTATTACTAACTTATTAGGTATTGGTCCATATAGTGCATTACTACAGATTAGTCCTGCATTACAAGCAGACGAAAGACCACCTCATACAGATGCAATTACAATTAGACGTAGATATTCACAAGTACGTTTAACAGGACACGATTTCCTAGATATTGGTACAGGTAACTTTAGTAATACAAACTACCCAGGTGAACCATTAACAGATCCAGATCCACAGTATGAAACAAATGACTTTGGTGGAGGAAGAGTGTTCTACACAAGTACTGACCAAGATGGTAACTTTAGAGTTGGCGGATTGTTTAACGTTGAACAGGCAACAGGTATTGCTACACTAAACGTTGAAGCATTTAACATCTCAGGATTAAACGAACTACAACTTGGTAGTGTTGCACTTGGTGGTGCAGGAGCAGTTATCACAGAATTTAGTACAGATGGTACATTTAGTGCTGATAGTGATAGTGTTGTTCCGACACAAAAAGCAATTAAAACGTATATTACATCACAAATTGGTGGTGGTGTTGCTACACTAAACGTTAACAGTGTAACAGCAGGTACAGTTGAGATTACGCAAAATCAAATATCAACTACCGACGGCGGTAAGATAAATATACTTAACGCAGTAAACTTTAAAGGTGGAATAGACGGTGCTCCTGTAGCATTAAGTATGTTCCTAAGTAATTAACGGAGAAACAAAATGGCAACAGGAAGAATAGGCGCATCAGATTTGAGTGTGGGAGCAAATACTACAGTATATGAATGCCCTGCAGATAACTATGCGGTTGCAAGTTTAAATATTTGCAACAGAGGAAACCAAGCAACGTCAATTAGAATTGCTGTTGCTGATCTGGCTACACCAACAGTAGGCGAGTACATTGAATATGAAGTAGAAGTACTAGCAAAAGGTGTATTAGAAAGAACTGGAATAGTTTTAGCCGCAGGGCAAAAAATTGTATGTTACGCCTCAGGTGCTAACATTTCAGCAGTCGCTATGGGCATTGAAACGTCTACGGCATAAATACATAGGAGAAGGATAAAACCATGGGAAGATATATAACAACTACAGGTACTGCTGGTGTTACTAGTCGAGAAATTAGTACAACTTTTAGTGCCACGGTAAACGATAGAATACTAGCAAATAGTGCCAGTAGTGCTTACACTATTACGTTACCGACGAATGCTTCATTGTTAGTAAATGATACAATACAAATTATTGATATTTCAAACAATGCGGCAAGTAATAATCTTACTGTTGGTAGAAACGGTAGTTTAATTAACGGAGCCGCAGAAAACTTAGTCATTGACGTAAGTGGTGCGATTGTTACATTAATTTACACAGGTTCTACATACGGTTGGGTCGTTGGCTCGGTATAATAGGGGAAACAAATGGCATCATTAGAAGCATTAATCAAAGCGAAACAGCCTCAGTCTGAAGAAGAAAATCTAGAGTCAGGCAGACTGTATAGTTTTTCGGAAGGAAATACTTACACAAAGTTTTGTAAGTGTTCATGTTGGTGTCCAAATAGTAACGGTACAGCAGTAATTGAAGTTTGGGGCGCAGGCGGCTCAGGCGCAAAAATGTGTTGCTGTGGTAACGGATTACCAGGTAACTCAGGATCATATTCAAAAACAACAAAGGTAATGACTCCATCAGATTACATGTACGGTTGTACAGGATTTGCATGTGGTAATTCAGACGCACTATGTTTTAGAGGTTGCTCAGAACCAACAATGGTTTGTATGGTAGCGGCATCAGGAAACAGTTGTATGTGTGCAAGAGGTGGTAAAGGTGGCATAAGTTACTGTTCAACAGGTTCAAGTATGTACTGTTGCTTTAGAGCAGGCGGATTTTGTTATACTAACACAGGTCCAAACTGCGGTACAATTTGTAACCAATGTTCAGGACAATGGGACGCTATAGCATATGGCGGAGACGTAAACAGATGCGGAAATATTTCATGCATGGGCTTTCATGGTTGTCGCCCTTCATGTGTATGTTTATTTAGAGGCATGGTAGCATTTCCTCCAGGAATGATTACAGAGTGCGGCGGAATTGTACAGTACGGTATGTCAGATGACTCAGCACACTCACGTTGGTCAGGTATGGGGCAATTTGAAGCAAATGCAATGATTAACGGTGCAGGCAGATCACCAGGTCAAGGACTAACATGGAAAGCATGTTACCAAGGTGATACAAGTTGTGGTTGCTATGAGACTAATGGTTGTCAAAGTACATTACCATATGGCGTTGGAGGTCCTGGACCTCAACCTTGTCCAGGTGTGAGAGATCACGCAACACGCGGTGGTATGGGTGCAATTAGAATTAAGTTTATAGAAAGTTAAGGAACAGGAGTAATTTATGGCAGGATTAAGAGCAATATTAGAAAGCAGAACAACGCCGTTCGCAGAGGATAACCTTGAAAAAGGCAAATTGTGGGCTTACTCGACTGTTGCTACATATTCAACCTTTCCAGGTTGCTTTTGTTGGATTTCACCGGGTACAGGTACAGTAGAACTTGAAGTCTGGGGAGCAGGCGGCGGCGGTTCTAGAATGTGTTGTTGTTCAGCAACAATATCAGGAAACTCTGGAGCGTACAGTAAAAGAAATATTTCAGTGTCAACAAATTGTTACATATGTGGACACGCAGGTAAAAGTTGTCGAAACGGTAGCCTT